CTAATGAATAATCAACAGTTCCCTCTTGGATGTCAGGGAGATCGAACTCTTTAGGTTCGAGAGAACGTCCCAACTGTTTTTTAAAAATATTAAGATCAAACCTTTTGGCTTGATATGAACAAGGAATGTAACTGAGAAAATCAGGTTTTACATTCAAGTCCATCATCGAAATCAGGAACTTCTTTTTCTCTGAGAAAGAAGTTTCCGGGTTTGATGTCTTAATGTTTACCAAAGTTTTGTAGTCTTCATATTCGAATCCTGAATTTCCATCCAAAAATAAGCGAAAGAATGCTCGGTCAATTTGACCCTGCAATTCTTTCCGTATTATTGAATCGGAAAAGGGGATCTGAATAGAAGAAAGAAAGCTCAACGGAGGTAAATCTTCGATCTTTTGTTCTAAAAACAAATATCGAAGATCGGAATTACTCATCAGTCGCTTTTTGACTACAGGAATGGCTTGTTGATTTAAAAAATCTTCATGAAATTCGTGTAAAGTCTCTGGCTCCTGGAAAGTTAATTCCATTCTTTCGTTGGATCTTTCAACTACTTTTTCCCAAGAAAGGTAAGGGATAGAGATATGATCTGGCCTTGGTTTTATCTTAATGAATAAATCATGAAGATAGACCAAGATCTCCGTTCTCAAAGAACGAAGACTCAAATTCTCTCTATTCCCCCAATCAAGGGCCAGTCCACCGTGAGAACTAGGAACATTAATAGAACGGATTGTCCTAGACAACTTCTTTCTATTAATTTGTTTAAAGATATCATGGACAAACTCACTAGGGGATTCCCTCATGAGTCGTTCAAGATCTCTTAAACACTCTCCTAATACTCGCGAACGTCGATCAAGAACCTTTTGTTTTCCTGAATCCACAACTTTATCCTTGTGAACAAGTTGTGAATTGACTGTACCGTATTCAGAGTGGATATAGTTTTTCCCAAGGGATAGACTTAGTCCAAACTCTTGAACACGAGACTTCCATTTCTGGTAGTTATCCGGATGAGTTCTCATCAGGATATCATCACCATTGATCAAATATTTATCTGGTGATAAACCAATAGCGGAAGCTGTACAATCGTTCAGTAAACACAAAAGAGGAAATGAAAGAAGTGACCCCATCAACTGACCTGATTTCTGAATTACTGGTTCAAGACCGGATGATTCAGGATAGATCAATTGATGTGGAGAAACTTCCTTCAAGGCCCATCTTTTGGTAGGTAAATGATCGATCGATTCTAAAATACCATCCAGAAGGGCTTTGGAAGCCTCGATAGCGAAACTATCTGTCGCCGCGGTATAATCTCCTGAGATCCAAACATCGTGAGGTGAGCTCTGCTCATAAATCCTCTTGATGGCTGAATCCAATTGATTTGTACCATGCGTGAGACAGAATTGTTTCTCTAAACCGAGTGCTTTCCACATAGCTCTCTGGAATGGTTTAAGACAAAATGTATCTCCTATACCAGCTGTGATAGTTCTCACTTTGAGAGCCTCACGTATCGGTTCCACCCTAACGGGTAGGGGTCCGACTGGTGGGAATGCATCAAATCTTAAATTTAGAGTCGTAGACTGGGATTCTTTGAAGAGATCTTCACGACCAAGACTTTCTGGTAAAAAAGGATTTATCTCTTGCGAGAAAAATTCTTTATTTAACAGACTCTCAGTTGTGTCAAAATCTTCATGAATCTTTTGGTTCCAAAAAACAGAAATGTTTTCATGTGTTTTTCTTCGAGAACTAAAGAGACGATTAAGTTCTGGTGCGAAAAGATCAATCTCAATTGGAATAGGATTCCATGTCTTCGCTTAGCAGAAATACGAGGATCCACATCCATGTGAAATTTGATTTTTTGCTGAAAGAACGTTTTATCGTTCACTTTATCGTTTCTCGAAGCGTTCCTTCGAACAAGATTTTCTCGATTGAGTTGAGACTCGAAAAGTAAATTTTCCAGTCTTATCCAACATGGATCCGCGTCTAATTGGTAGTAAGACCCAGTTTCACAATAAAGTGGAACATGGAATCTTCTCCAAAAAGAAGCGTCATCTATGATGGGGGAACTCTCATAAACCTGACTAAGTTGGGTTCCATAAGAGAGGTTAGAAGTGGCAATGATAATAGGACTTACAAAATAAGTTCCTTTATCACTCAATTCAGCCATAGGAAGAATATAAGGATTACAAGACACTAGTGTCTGAAATTCTTGAATATCTTTTCCTGAGGTTGATTGGCCCAAGTCATCTAAAATGACTATAGGTTGTCCTTTATAACCGTCCCAAAACTCAACGTTGCAAGTCCGTACATAAGTTAGGTCTTCCCGGGAAACTCCGGGGAAGTTCTTCTTAAGTAGGGACAACAACTGAGGTATAAATCTTGATTTTCCTTGACCAGGTTGTCCGAACAGACCGATTACCATCGGTTCCATTCGATCAATCCGTTCCTCTCCAGCAGAGAGACCGGATACCAACCGTTCATGGAAGACAAGGTCACCTTTCACTCCACCTCTATTCCGAGGGAAGTGACAAGTAGCCTTGTTTGAAGGAAAAGAACCTTTAGAAGGATCATAAAACTTCTTGACTAGTTTTCCAAACTCTCGACCTCGGGTACGCAAGTACTCTAAGGTCTCTGGTTGAACACCAGGATGAGGACTGGAAAGTTGATCACGATGTTTCTCAAGAGTTTCTTGAACGAAAGACTCTGGAACTTCTTCACAAAGCTCCTTCGACTGTAACAACGAGAAAAAGAATCTGATTTTTTGATCAGGCTCTAATTTTCGAAAGTACGGACGAAAGGCAATGGGAATAAGATCCATTCTCTGTCCTTCAGGAAACTCTTTTTGATCCAAACATTGGCTCACATGATAACAAAGGGAATTCTTGAAGCATTTTATTATCTTCTTTTCATCTGTAATTTTCTCTCTTCGGAGAGAACAATACAAATGAACGAAGATCTCACTAAGGTAGGTGTTCACTTTCTTAAAGTGTCCTTGACGGACTCTATTTGGAAAAGTGAACTTGACATGGTTTGTCATTACCATGGTGAGGTAAAATGCGTAAGAAAGACGAAGGCAGTGGATGGTTCTTCTGTAGTCTCGAAAGACTATAGGGAACTCTCCACAAATAGTATCGTAAGGGATCGAATTTGCAATTGCGAACTCAGAATAAGAGAATGTTTTCTTCTTCTGTTTTCGTAACGATAAAAATCGATCCTTCACGTCGCGAGGGCCCTTAAAAACCTTTCTTCTAAAATTCGTACTATCGATCAAGATAGTGCGATCTCCTATGGTTTCAACACCACAGAGATCTATTAAAGAAAGAAGGCTTTTTAGGACCAAGTCTAACCGGTTTTCACCTCTGTAATAAAGTCTTTTTAAGAGAAGATCTTCAAACGTTTCCATGTTTGAAA